GTATATAATACTATAGTTTAATATTGTCCAATTAAATAAATTGGGAATTATGTGATTGTGAGTAGTGTAACCCACTGATACCAACACTTTACAAAGATTTATCTCAAATTATTTGTTAATTAATATCAAATAATATCAAAAGTTGACTAACACTATGACTTGTTAGTCAATAGTATTAGCCAACCCCGAAGGGGTTACACAGTGAATACCACTGTGCTAGTATAAACCTTAGATACAATATATGTACCAGGTTTAATTTCTCTGATAGATGATTTATCAGTAGGCTTTTGGTCTGGTTTACAGATTATCTTAACATCACCAGCCATTGCTGATAACCATTTAGATTCTACACCATTCTCATCTACTATTTTCATAAATGATAATTTAGCACCTTTGTTGAATTTCTTTTTAAAGTCTGCGATAGTTTTCATATTTAAGGGAGTTTTAGTTTTCGTTTTCCCGTAAATTTAAAGGGGGAGGGTGTTTGGGGGCAGTACCAAATCTTCGACTACACAAAATTTTTTAAAAAAAATTATTTTTGTAACAAATTTAATGTAGGATTGTTACAACATTATGGCTCATATATTAGCTTAATGTAGTATATTTCATACATTATATATAACATATTAGCTATATTCTATGGTACTCAATTTACAATACTTATTTGGTTATTAAGTCATTATTAAGTAACTTTAGAGCATGGAAATTAAGATATTACACCGTACTCCAGATCCTGATTCTACTACTGTTGTACTAGGACCTATACATCATGTAGTTACTACAGTAGAATATGCTGAGATAATTAAACCTGCTACTAGAGTAGAAGGTACTGGCTCTGATTATATCAAAGCTAGAAATAAGATATTACAAAATCACTTTATTAATGGACCTAAAGAACAATTTAGTTGGTAATGGCAAGTACATCAGAATTTGAACAACAGCAGTTTTGGGAAGATAAACCTATTGAGGTTATCCTAGGAGATAACTCTATGTGGGAATTAACAAATAATAATAATAACAATGTCAAAGAACTTTAAAGAAAGAGAAATTATAGGTAGACTACCTGACGGTAGTATCTATCTTAAAATGGGTGTTACCAGAAAGCATTATAATGATAAAATAGATTATGATGATATGGATCAGATTAATGAAAAATTAATTATGTCTGAAAAAATTAACAAATTTTATTTATTAACAGGGACTAGTCCTATAGTTGAGGAGTAATTATGAAATTGATATATGATTTACAATCAATACCCAAAGATATGAGTATTGAAGAATTTTTAAACTTTGTACATAATGAAAAAATAGTTTTCTGGGATTCTTCTAGGGGAGGTGGTATAGCTCCAATAGTTGAACCAGATTCAGGTTTACAAATTAAAGATGTTTCTAAAGATTTAACATCTTAAATTAGGATATTGTCTAAAAATAGTGTATATTTAAATGTACTCTAACCTAAACAGTTAGTCACCAGGGAACACCTAATAAGTTAACACCTGGTTAGAAGTTGGATAGTATGAGTAGCTTCTATATGTAATGACATATAATTTACCTGAGTATCAGGATTTTATATTTAAATGCATATAATGATAGTGAAAAGAGGTTTCTCCGATAGGTACAAAAAAGGTTATAAATGAAATTCTATAGCTGCTACAAGAGGTATGAAGTATCCTCCTGAATTAACAGGATCAAAGTAAGCAGACACCTAGGCAACTAGGGAGGGTTAAAGACAGATAGATATAAGTTTATAATTAATCCAAACATTCAGTGTACAAACTGGAAGGGGAATATTATGTCTTGTAGATAACTAAGTTAGTTATATAATTTATTTGGTTATAATAACTAAAACAGTTATATTTGATGTATGGAATATACACTTAAACTCCCCATATCTAAAAAGACTGAATATCTTATTCAAATGTTAAATCCTGTTATGGGTAATTTAACAGATAAAGAGATTGAGATATTAGTTGTTATTGCTGATAAGCAAATATCTATTATCAATAAGGATACTAGAACAGATGTTAGAATGTTCTTAAATATGGATAAGTTTAACTTTAATAACTATATTAAGAAACTAGTTACTAAGAAAGTATTACAACAAGTAGATAGATTGACACTTAAAGTTAATCCTTGGATATTACATATCTTAAAACATGATTCAGTTAATTTAAGTTTTGTATAATGAATTCAACTAAAAGTAATATATATGAAGAAATATTGGATGAAATTAAAAGTGACTTTACATTGTCTAAAATGGAACTTGAGAGAATATGTGATTCTCAGTTTAGGGTTATAAGAGATACAATGTCTAATAGAGAAGGTAAAGTAGTTCAGTTAATTTACTTAGGTAAGTTTAGACCTACAATGTACAATACAGATTATACTAAACGTAAAAAACTAAAAGATGAGTAAATTACAAGAAATACTTTCAGGTTGGAAAAATGTAATCTGGGAGAAACCAGAGATAGAAAAGTTAGCTATGGATAGAGCTGTTATTTGTAGTTCTTGTGATAAGAATGTAAATAATGTATGTCAATCTTGTGGTTGTCCATTAGTTGCTAAGACTAGATCTGAATACTCTAAGTGTCCTGATGGAAAATGGTAATTGAACTAGAAGTTATAAATCAATATCCTTTACCTGAAACAGGTAAGTCTATTGCTAGGTATGTACCACTAAGAGTATTTCAAAAGAAAATCTTTATTACAGAATCTATGCAAATAGAAGAACATATTAATAGTAAAGGTAAGATTGTAAATAAGTTCACTACTGTTAAATATGATACAGAATATTATAAGATTAACATGCCTTACAAAGAATTAAGAGATAAGTATTTTACACCAGTAAGTATTTTAGGATTAAAATAATGAATAAAGAATTAATAATTCCTATATATGATTGTCTAGTTAGTATTCAAGTTACTAATTCTATAGAACAATCTGTAAAGCATTTAGAAGATGCTTATGGGATTATTGAAGATGGAGATCTGGCTAATTCATCTGGATTTTGTAATTCAGATATATCTCCTAAGTTAGGAAGAGTTGTATACTATTTAATTGTAGAATACTCTTTAGATAAGAAAGAATACTGGGCAACTATTGCTCATGAAACTATGCATCTTGTACAGGAGATATTAGAATCTAGAGATATATACTATCTTAGAAAACAAGCTAATGAACCTTATGCCTATATGCATGGTTATTTAATATCAGAGAACTTTGAGTTCTTTACACAAGCATATACTAAATATAAAAGAATAAAAGTAAAATGATTAAAATAATAGATTTAGTTGATAGTAAGATTATAGTAGCTCCAGAGTGTTTGGTTATAGAACCATTCAAATCTATTTGGGAAAAAGATAAATCTAAAGATAAGACTCACGCATTTAATATGATTAAATACACTTGGTATTATTCTTCATTTAAATCACCTTTCTTTCAGCACAATAATGCAGATAGATCTAAGTTAATCTTAAGTCATATTATTAAAGACGATAAGTTTAAGTTAACTAAAGAGTTAGAAGAATGTATTAAGATTTATGAAACTATTAATACTACTCCTGCAATGAAGTTATTTAGAGCAGTACAAGAATCCATTAATAAGATGGAAGAGTTCTTTAAGACTGTAGAATATGATGAGGATAATATTAAAAAAGTAACAGATACTATTATTGCTATGCCTAAAGTACAGGAAGCTATTCAAGCAGCATTAAATAACTGTAACAAAGAACAAGCAACAGGAGATACTGTTCGTGGTCAAGCAACATTAGGTTTATTTGAAGGATAATAATTATGCTAAATGATAATAAATATATAGTCTGTGTAGATTACTTTCAGAAAACTAAAGAGTTTAGTTATTTAGCTGAACAGTATAATAAAACAGGAATGTATACTAATGCTATTCCTGGTACTATAGAGTACTTGGAATTTTGGCAAGATATTAGGGATATTTGTATTAATGGATTTACTAATTCTTGTGGTCAAACTATTACAGGTCAACATTTCTTTTATCTTAACTTCTGTCCAATATTAGGTCTTAATGAAAAGACTGGAAAGAAATCTAAAATCTTTCCTAGGTTTATAGATTTAGATTATGAGTTCTTCCATATGGTAGAATATTGTAGACTAAATCAAAAATCTTTAGTTGCCGTAAAAGGTAGACGTCAAGGATGGTCTTACAAAGCTGCAGCAATATGTACACATGAGTTCTATTTTTACCCAGATAGTAAAGCAGTAATAGGAGCATTCTTTAGTTCATTTAGTCAGAATACTATGAACATGGTTGTAGATAATTCTAACTTTATTAATACTAATACTGAGTTTAGAAAACAACGTAATCCTGATCTTAAAGATTTTATTAAAGCTAGATACCAAGCTACTGTAAGTGGTGTTAAAGTTTGGAAAGGATTTAACTCTGAAGTTAGAGCAATATCATTTAAAGATAATCCTACTGCCGCAGTTGGTTTAAGTGCTTCCTGGTTAATCTTAGATGAGGCAGGTGTATTTAACAATATTACAGATACTTATGGATATACTGAACCACTTATTAAAGATGGTTCTACATATACAGGGGTAGCATTAATATTTGGATCTTCTGGAGATATGGATTCAGGTAGTAAGTATTTCTATGAGATGTTTACTAATCCTGAAAAGTATAACATGTTAGATTTTGAAGATCCATTTAACCCTAATGGTAGAATAGGATTCTTTAGTTCTGCTACAAAAGGTAGGTTAGGTTTATGCCTTAATCCAGATTCTAAATGGTATAAAAAACACATGGTAGATGAAGATGGTAATTCTAATTATGAAGCAGCACAAGATGATATTGATTTCTTAAGATCTAAAGCTAAACATGGTTTAGATCCTAAAGCAATTCATAATATTACTACCCAGTTCCCATGTACTTGGAAAGAAGCATTCTTAAGAAATAAAGGTAATGTATTTGGTTCTCCAGAAATGTTAGAATGGTTAGGTCATTTAGAAAATACTCCTAGTCTTAGAGGTCAAGCACAAAAAGGTGATTTATTCTTTGAAAAAGGAGAAGTTAAATGGCGTCCTAATGATGAGTTAGTTTATATTACAGATTTTCCATTAAGAAAAGATCCTAAGTCTGGACAAAGCTTTTCAACAGATAGTTGTGCAGTAATCTGGGAACACCCTGAAAAACAAGATAATGGAGAAATACCTAATTACTTATACATTGCAGGATGTGACCCTTATGATCAAGATAAGTCAGAATCTGGTTCCTTAGGTTCATTCTTTGTATACAAAAGATTCTACAGAGCTGACAGAACTCATGATATTATAGTTGCTGAATATACTTCTAGACCAGATACTGCAGAACAATTCTATGAAAACTGTAGAAAGTTATGTATGTATTATAATGCTAAAGTATTGTATGAGAACCAGTTAAAAGGTTTAAAGGTATACTTTGAGCAAAAGAATGCTTTACAATATATGTGTGAACAACCAGGTATTATTAGAGATATGGTTAAAGACTCTAGAGTACAAAGAGGATATGGTATTCACATGAATAGAGGAACTAATGGTTCAAGTGGTATTAAGGATCAATGTGAGTTATATCTTAAGAAATGGTTATATGAAGAAGTTAATGGTGAAACTGAAGGTACTAAAGTATGTAGGTTTCAAACTATTAAGTCAATACCACTACTTAAAGAATTAATAGCTTATGATAGAGATATTAATACAGATAGAGTTATAGCAGTAATGCTATGCGTACTGCAAACATACGAATTACATAGAATACATGTGGAAGAGCTATTAGACATGAAAACAACGTCTGGTGATTTCTTAGAAAAAATATACCAAAAAAACCTTATATTTAACAGGAGGAATTCTCAATCCCAATTTAATTCAAGTATAAACTAATGAGTCAAGATATATATGCCAATTTAGGTGGTCAAAATTTACCACAACAAAAATTACCTATGTCCCAAAAGGATAAGGAGTGGGGTAAGTCTTGTATTAATTATTATTCAAATTATAGATATACAAATGGTAGTAACTTAAGATCTGATAGATTTAGAAAGTTAATTAACTACGATTTATATAATGGTAAAGTAAACCATAAAGATATTGAAACTATCTGTGATCCACTAGGAGTTAATACTTCTAGTACATTCTCAGCTAGATTTCAACATTATGATATAGTATCAGAACCTATTAGATTACTAATTGGTGAAGAAACTAAAAGACCTGATAATCATATTGTGGTATCAGAATCTCCAGAAGATATTAATCGTAAAACAGCAGGAGTTAAACAAAAAATATTTGAAGCTTTACAACAAGGTTTAGCTTATCAGATAGATCCTAATGCTGATCCTAATAATCCTCCACCACCTCCAGAAGAGATAGTTAAGCAAGAAAAGTATACTCCTTCAGATATGATTGAATCTAAAGCAAATAAGATTCTTAAAGTATTGAAGAAAAGAGTTAATACTAGATTGTTATTTAGTCAAGGTTGGAAAGATGCATTAATTGCAGGAGAAGAAGTTTATTGGGTAGGTATTGAGAATGGTGAAGTAACTATGCGTAGAGTTAACCCAGTTAACTTAACAGTTATTTTAGATGGTGATACAACTTTTATTGATGATGCTATAGCAGTAGTTGAAGAAAGAATGTTAGCTATTAATACTATCTTAGATGAGTATGGTGATATTCTTTCTAAAGATGATATAGACAAATTAGAAAATTATACTAGAGGAACTTTTGGTTCTTTTAATACTGCAGGTGGATTTGAACCTCAGTTTGAAGTAGTTAATGGACAGAATGCTTTTGCAGGAGTTACTCCTACTAATGCTTATAATGGAAATAATAGTAATAACTATTCTATTAGGGTTACAAGAGTTGAATGGAAATCAATGAAAAAGATTGGTGAATTAACTTGGACTGATGAAGAAGGAACTGAGCAATCAGAAATAGTTGATGAGTTATTTAACACAAGAGTATTTAAGCAAGCTTTTCCAGATGCTAAAGTAGAATGGTATTGGATTAATGAAGCATGGGAAGGTGTTAAAATAGGATTAGATATTTTTACAGATATTAAACCTAAACCTAACCAAAGACGTAGATTAGATAATCCTTATTTCTGTAGATTAGGTTATACAGGATTTATATATGAAG